TGCTGCATGCAATACACGCAGCAAGGGATTCGAGACGTCTTATATGATGTCATCGAATCACATTGGTTGACTGGTGGTCACATTAATTTTCGTGATCAATCTATCAATCAAAGCCTTGCGATGAGCTCGTCGAAAGATGGTCAATTAGCAACGATTGATCTAAAGGATGCAAGTGATCGCGTTCCGCGAGATCTTGCTCTTTTGATGTTTTCGGCTAATCCCGATCTTCGGGATGCAGTCGATGCATGTCGATCGACTAGTGCATTGCTTCCTGATGGTAGACTCGTGTCTCCACTCATGAAGTTTGCATCAATGGGTAGCGCTCTGTGTTTTCCGATCGAGGCGATGTACTTCTATACAATATGTATAGTCGCCCTACTTCGGTTTCACAATCTCCCAGTAAGTCACAAGAACGTTTTTATGTGTTCTCGTGACGTATACGTTTATGGGGACGATATCGTTGTCCCCAAGGACGTTGCGGCTTCTGTTCTTGAGTCCCTTGCGAAGTACAACTGCAAGGTTAACTCTTCCAAGACTTTCTTCAATGGTTATTTTAGAGAGTCTTGTGGTACGGATGCTTACTATGGTACGCGGGTAACTCCCGTGTATCTTCGTAAGCTTTTTCCGAAGAACAGGCAGCAAGCTAGTTCTATTGTTTCTAATGTTGCTACGGCCAACCTGTTCTACGAACAGGGTATGGTTCGCAGCGCATTATATCTCTTCCGTATGGTTGAGAAGGTCACTGGGCCTTTGCCTAGCGTCCCCAGCAATAGCGCTAGTCTTGGTAGAAATTTTCCGTGGTACGTGACTGTGCCTAAAAGGTATAATCACGATACTCAGTGCTTAGAAGAGAAGCATTGGGTTGCCACTCCAGTATATCGCACTGATGAACTGGAAAATTTCTCTGCTCTCTCTAAGAGTCTTCTTCGTCTTCAGCTATCATCTTCTGATGATATTGATGATGTTGATCCTCTTAGTTTGATGCGTTCTGCACTGCACGGCGCAGTAACACTAAAACGCCGTTGGGTCCAACCAGCATCTGGTTGGTTTTCTCTTAGATAAGAGATGGTGGGGGAATTTCTCTCGGTCAGGTGGT